CCACTGCCGCGCTCAGCCGCCTTGAGCGCGGCAGTGGCGATCCCGTCAAGCGCAGCCTGGTTGGCCCGGCCCTTCTCGGTGCCGATGTCGAGGGTCCGGCCGTTCGCCTTGAGGGCAGCCGACGCCGCATCAATCGCAGCCTCATAGGAACGGGCGTCACCGCGGGCCGTCTCCATCGCGGAGCCATAGCCGGTGATCGCGGCAGTCAGATCGTCGTGAGCCTTCTTTGCCGCATCCGCAGCCCTGGTCAGATCCTGCTCGGACGGGACGAGCGCCTTGGTCGCGGCGTTGGCAGCCTTCTGCGCACCTGTGAGACCAGTGGTTGGGTCGATCGCGGCCGCGTTGGCCTCCGCGAGCAGCTTCGTCTTCTCGACCGCCGCGTCCACCTCGGCGTTTCCGCTGTGGTAGGTGGCTTTGAGCTTGTCCATCGCGTCCATCTGCGACGAGATGTCCGCGTTGCCGGCCAGGGTCGTCCCGTAGATCCGCAGCGCCGCGTCAACCCGTTTCGCCGCGTCGGCGTTCCCCAGGTATGCGGCGGTCAGGTCACCGGACGCCACGCCCATTGCGCGAGCACTGGCCAGTGACCCGTCGTCGGAGAGTTTCTTGTTCACGGTCGCTGTGGTGTTCTCGGTCAGCGCCCCGGTTTGCGCATCCAACGAGGTGGCCAGCTCATCGACGCGGGCCTTTGACTCCTTCGCCTGGTTGGCGAAGTACCCGAGCGCGACCGTGGCCAGGAGCAGCGGCCCACCGAGCATCTTGCCTGCCGTTGCCGTGGCGGACAGCCCACTAGACATCAGCGCCCCAGTGCGGCCCATGTCTGCCAGCGCGGCCTTCGTGGCCATGATGCGTGGCGCCAGGACCAGCAGCCCACCACTGGCCAAAGCTGCAGCCGCAGCGACTGCGCCAAGAGCCAGCGCACCCTGCTGCACCGGGGCAGGCAGCGACCCATACAGGTCTACCGCGCCCTGCAGCTGCTGGGTCATCGTCCGGAGCATCCCGTTCGCGCCGGACCCGGACACGATCAGCACCGAGGATAGTGACCCGCCAAGACGCTCGACGTCGCCCTTGAGGTTGTCAGTGAGCATCGCGGCCTGCTTGGCAGCGAACCCGGCGTCGTTGACCTTGCCAGTCCAGTCGGTGACGGCGGCGGCGCCGCCCTGGTAAAGGACCTGGGCTGCGGTCAGCTGCTCGTTGCCGAAGATCTGTCCGAGCGCCGCGTTGCGGGTCGCCTCATCCAACGGCCCCAGCTTGTCCTTCAACGCCTGCGCCAGAGGGGCAGCCTTCAGGAAATGCCCGTTGGTGTCGTACATGTTGATGCCGAGGCCTTCTATCGTCCTCGCGGCGATCTTTGACGGCGCCTCCATCGCCATAAGGACGCCCCGTAGGGACGTGCCCGCCTGCTCGCCGACGATGCCCGCCTGTGCGAACTCGGCCAGGACCCCGGTCGTCTCCTCGATCGACCAACCGGCGCCCTTAGCGACCACGCCCGCGTATTTCAGCGCGCCGGACAGGTCCTCAACGCTGCCCATGGCTTTCCCAGCGCCAGCTGCGAGCAGGTCCGCGATGTGCGGGATGTCCTTGCCCTTCAGCCCGAACTGCACCATCGAGGTGGCCGCGATCTCCGCGGCCCGCCCCACATCCAGCTGGCCAGCCGCCGCCAGGGACAGCGCGCCAGTCAGCCCACCGCCGAGGATGTCCTTGGTGGACACCCCAGCCTTGCCCATCGCGGTGATCGCGTCCGCGGCTTCGGTGGCGGAGTACTGCGTCTTGGCGCCGGCGTCGATGGCCGCTGCCCTCAGTGCGGCCAGAGCCGCACCGGAGGTGTTGGTCCCGGCCTGCACCTGCGACATCGCCGCGTCGAAATCAGCGAAGGCGTGCACTGCCAGACCAACGCCGGCCGCCATGACGCCGCCGGCGACCATTATCCCTTTGCCTGTCGACTCCCACGCAGCGCCGTTCTTGCGGGCGGAGTCCTCGATCTCGCGCATCCCCTTGAGGGCGGGCGCGGTGTCAGCTTTGACCTTGATGGTCGGGTCAGACTTGGCCAGGGCTTTCTGCGTCTTGTCTACGACGTCGGTCTTCTTGACGAAGTCCTGCACGTTCGCAGTAAAGAGCGTTTCCAAGGTCGCGACCGTCAGTGTCATCAGGTCACCCCTTCAGAGCGTTGGCGAGGCGGGAGTCCTCGGACAGCAGACCGAGGATCATCGAGCGGACCCCCGGCCACGGGCGGGCCAGAACCTGCGGGTCGTACAGGTCCACGTGGTGACGTTCGGACAGGTCCGCGACCACGAGCCCCCAGTGCGGAACAATGTCCGCCCACCAGATCACCCGGCCTTTTTGCGTGGCTTCCGGCTTGAGGTTGGGCGGGATGCGGTAGTCGGGGTAGAGGCCGTCCTGGTCCGGTTCGCCGACGCCGTACTGCGCCCACTCTTCGAGCGTCTCTGGGCTTTTGGGGCCGTGTCGGTCACGTCCTTGACGTCGGGCGACCACATGGCCGCAGCAAGCCAGTCGGCCTGAGCTTTGCCCCGCGCGGCATAGTGAAGCGTGTAGTACCCGACCCTGTCGATGGTGACCTGACTAACCCCATCGCTGACCATCCGGTCGTAGACCTCTTGTCCGAGGGTGATCATCGACAGCGAGTCGGTCTGCGCTTCTACGATCGCCACAACCTCCGGGTCCGGGTCCTCCTTGACGAGACCCAGACGGTGCTCAGACACGACCGCCAGAGCGACGATGATCCGCGCCTTGGCGACCGATGGCGGAGGGATCGAGTAGTCGACGCCGTTCAGAGTGACGTGCAGATTCGGTTCGACCCATGCGGCAAAGTCAACAGACGGGGTCACTGTGCCTCTTTCAATCGGTCTCGTTTGCGGCGGAGGTACGTTCGCTGTCTATCAGCGAGGCACTTGCGGCAATCGCGGCCACCGCGCGGCTTGTTGTACGTGTTGGCCTCAGTGAACGCGTGCCCTTGTGCGCAGTGGAACTTGGCCGCCTGCGGATGGACGCCGTCCACGACCATGTCGTGGGAGTTCTCGGAACGAGTGTCGTACCGCAGGTTCACAGCGCGGTTGTCAGTGAAGCCCGTCGGACCATGACAGATCATCAATCCGTCGGGGCGAGGACCGATGAAAGCGGCGGCCACGAGGTGGTGGACATAGAAGCGTTTCTCACCATTCAGGCACAGGGCCACCTGTAGATGGCCGACTCCTGCAGGGAAAGGTTTGAGCACTTTCCCTTTCCTTCGCCCGCCGGGTAGAGAGCGCACACGGCCAAGATCTGACACTTCGTATGCGCCCTCATACCCGGTGATCGACACCCATGTTTCCATACCCCAATACTACGCTATGGCGTAAGGGGAATGGGGGATTTACGCGCCGCGGGTGTACGCGAACGCGTTGCTGATGCCCGTCGCGTTGGTGACCGTGACCGGCGCCGAACCCGCAACACCGGCAGGCATGACCGCGATGATGGTCGAACCGGACACGACCGTGTAGACCGGTGCGGTGACCGCGGCGAACTTCACCAGGGTGGCACCGAGGAACCCGGTACCGGTGATCGTCACCAGGGCGCCGACTGCAGCGCCAGAGGGGGTCGCGGCGGTGATCGTCGGGACCGCGGCGTCCCAGCCGGTGAATGGGTTGGTGATCTGGGTGCGCTTGCCCTTGCCGGTCAGGGTGATCTTCCATGACCCGGTGTCGGCGTTGCCGGTGGCGCCCCGGTCGATGGTGACCGTGGCGAAGCCTGAGTAGGCGTCGTTCGGGTTCGGGGTGCCGCTGAATGGCTTGTCGTACCAGCGGACCTGTGCGACAGACAGGTCACCGACTGCGTTGGGCTCGGTGTACGCCTTGAGCTTCTCGAACTCGGGTGGGTACAACCCGCTGGACAGGCGGTTGACCAGGACCGTGAACGACAGGTCCCACGACTCGGAGATTTTGCCGTCGTTCGGGGCGCCGAAGTCGTCGTAGGACGACATGTCCTTGGTGATGGGCTTGGCGGACGGTGCGATGTCGGACGGGCGGCGGATCGTCTGCCAGTTCGGTGCGCCTTCGGTGCCGAGGTTGATGTCGACGCCGTACTCGTAGGAGAAGCCGACTGCGGTGCCGGCGGGGAAGGTGGGTGCAGTGGGCATTTCAAGCCTCCGGGTTGT